CGCGGTAAATGAAGATGATGATATCCGCGTCCTGTTCTATCGCGCCGGATTCCCGCAGATCCGAAAGCATTGGGTGTTTGTCGGGCCTGCCGTCCACGTTGCGGTTTAGCTGCGACAATCCAATGACGGGTATTTCCAGCTCTCGCGCAATGGCCTTCAGCGTCCGGCTGATTTCAGCTACTACCTGCTCCCGGCTATCGTGCTTTCCTGTTACCCTGACTAACTGGATATAATCGACGATCAGGAGCCCCAGTCCGTTTTCTTTTTTAATTTTCCTGGCCTTGGCCCTGATTTCTTGCGGCGTGATGTCGGGTTTGTCGTCTATAAAAAGCGGCCACCTGGATATGGCACCCGCAGCGTTTACGGCCATCGGCCATTGCGTGTCGGCCAACTGCCCGCGCCGCAGATTACGGGAGTTGATCCCCGATTCCCTCGCCATGATCCGGGTCATGACTGAATCGGCGTGCATTTCCAGGCTGAATAATAAAACCGGTGTGCCGGTTGCTGCCACCGTAGCCGCAATATTCCCAGCAACGGCGCTTTTCCCCATGCCCGGCCTTCCAGCCAAAATAATTAAATCGCCACCAATCAATCCGGAGGTTGCGGAGTCCAGGTCTGCTATCCCCGTGGAATGCCCTATCATTGAGAATCGGTTGTTGTGCCGGTATTCAATCCCAGCGAACGTGCTTTTGCAGATTTCGCGGGCGTTTTTAAGAGTTCCTGATTCCCTGGTAAGTGATAGGTTCAGGATTGTTTTTTGGGCTTCTTCAAGTTTGGTTTTGGCTGTTTCCGTCGGATCATAAACCGCCTCAATCATCCGCTGCGCCTCGGATATAATCCGGCGTTCAATGGATTTTTCCCGGACAATCGCCGCGTATGACCCAACGGCGGAGGTTGAAATAACCGCGTCAACAGTTTCCGCGACATAGGCATTACCCCCGGCGGCGCGAATATCCCCAGAGGAAAGCAAATGTTCGCAGACGGTTACAAGGTCGGCAACCTTCCCATTTTTAGAAATGTCCAAAATAGCCCGGTAGATGAGACGGTTTGCCGTGCCGTAAAAGTCTTCGGGTGATAGCGTGACCTGATCAATACAGGCGTTATCAACCATCATCGCGCCAACAACCGCCCGCTCTGCCGTGTCATCGTGCGGCATAACCCGCTTTGTCTGTGCGTCGTAAACCTTATATTTCGGCTGGTTTTCCATATTCGCAGTTCACGCATCCTTTCCCGACCAAATCTGATCGTATTATCCTGGAGCCACACTTCGGGCAGGAAATAACCAGCGGCGGCGGGGATGCTCTGGTGCTGCTATTATCCACTTTCGCCCAATTATCGCGGATGGCATTCATAAACGCCGCATCCCAATCGATATATTTGTAGTCTTTGGATTTACACTTCAGCTTGAACGATTCGAGATGTTCTTCAAGGTGGTTTTGGTTTTTACCAGCAGCCCATTTTCGGACACGATCTGAAATTTGAAAATTTTCTGGTATGGATGTTTTGATTTTTGATTTTTTATCAGTGGGCGTCCCTATACTCTCTTCTCTTATCTTATCTTCTCTTATCTTATCTTGTCTTATCTTATCTTGTCTTATCTTATCTGTTAGCGTTACATCGCGTGAGTCTTGCGTTAGTAACGCGTTACACTTAAGTTTCTCACGGTAACGTGATACCCTGGCCCTTGTAAGTTCACGCTTTCTTTCAAGTTCTTCAATGCTTTGGTGTTTTGAAAAATTGATAATTTCAATCGCGCTACCATCAAAAAGGTCTATCATTTGATACTTTTTGAACAGGGCAAGCCCCAGCTCACAGGTCTTCTTTTCGATGTTGAAAAGGTTTGAAAGGTCATCAACGGTGTATGGCAGTCCGTCTGATATTTCAATAATGCCCGGCCTTGATGATTTCATAGCCAGGCACAAAAGGCCGACCCAAAGGACCACTATTGCGTTGCCATCTGGGTGGCTGCGAATTATTTTTATCTTCGCGTCATCTAAAATATTCACGTCAAGTTTTATCCAGCTAATCATAATTGCTCTCCGTCACGCTTTCCATAGAGCGTTGTCACGAGTTAAAAGCGGCAGGGCTGGTGACGTTCAGCCTTTTCCGTTGCAAGCGTAGCCGCTTTTTTTGTGAGTTCATCCTCTAAAACTTCGATTTCAATTTCCGTCAACCTTATGAGCTGGCGCTTCAATTCAATCCGCCGTTTCAGTTCATCTTTTCTGTTCATGTCTTTTTTCCCTCTTATACATTTTCTCTTTTTCCCGCCGGCAGACAGAGCAGACTTCCCTTTTTGGTGTGCATTCCATCGGCTTGCCGCAGTCACGGCAGGGTTTGATTGTAAGTGGTGCGGATATCAAAACAACATCCTCTTTTTAAGGTCGAGCTTTTCAATCACATCATCGACCGAACGGGCAACGAACGCCAGCCCGCCAGCGTCGTTGATATTCTGAATGAAGCGCTCTTGGTGCGGTGAAAGCCTCCCTTTGTCTGTTTTCACTTCAATCCAGAATCCCCGCCCGTCCTTTAAGCATCCCGTAATATCCGGCAGCCCCGGCGCTGATCCGAGTCCGCCGTGGTTTTTATAATGAAATATCCCGAATGTCTTGAGGACGTTCCTGATCTGATGCGTTATGTCCTTTTCTTTCAGCACAACCCAAACCTTTCGGCCAGCCGGACGGCGCCGTAAATGGCAAGAAACGCCCAAACCCACAGAACCAGGGTCAGGCCGATAATCGTTGCCAGTCGTGATAATGCGCTCCATCGTTTCATGCTGCCCCCGTGTTTTTCTGTTCAATTTCTATTATTTCACATCCGCACTGTTTTAAGCCGTCCCAACTAACAACAGCAAAAGAGGCGTTATTTGTTCGATTAAATTCACAACAGCCATTAGAAACATACTCTATAATATCCTTTGTTTTGGCTATACAAACGCCAACCAAAGGCCCTTGCCACGTTTCTAAATACGCCTGCACTGTCAGGTGGGGATATATCCATCCGTGTTCGCTATTTATCGCCCGTTTTCGTTTTTCATATTCTGTCTCCGCGCCACTGTCTCTTTTATATCGGACGGTAAATGTGCGCCAATTCTTACCAACCTGAATACGGCTTCCAATGCCCCGTATTCCGTATTTGTTGTGTATGTGCCACGCATCTATCCCGGCAAGTTGGTCTAGTGATTTTCTCATAGTATCCTCTGTCACATCTTCAACCGGAATTAATGCGCCATTACCCAAATGATCTGCAATACAGGGCCAAACAATCTCTTTAAAAGCATTAGAGCTTTTGTGCATATCGTTACACCACATTTACGCCCCTCTCCTGTGCGATTGCGATCATGTCCGCTGATAACTCACAGCCCACTGCTTGTCTGTTCAACCTTTTTGCCGCCAACAAAAAAGTCCCAGTCCCCGAAAACGGATCAAAGACGGCAGCGCCTTCTTGCGTGCTGTGTCTTATAAATAATTCGGCTATCTCATAGGGCTTTTGCCAAGTGTGATACCTGTCACCCAGTCGCCCATCCGGGGCGTTGATTTCATGGACGGTGAATTTTTCTATTAGGGAGTCTGTGTTAAGTGCTGGAGCGTTTAAGCCCTTGAAGTAAAGAACTGCTTGCCAGTTGAGTTTATATTTGTCTTTTGGGCTTGGCCCGATGGTGTTTTTATATGTCCAAACTAATATGTTTTCTAAGGTTAGGTGTTCAAGTTTGTTTTGATACCACTTTGACAGATAGGCATTTAACTCTTGCGGATACGCGCCGATAAAAACATAAGCCCTGCCAGTGTCTTTTACTTTTTTTAATACCTCAATGAGCCACAGGTTTACAAAGCTCTCAATATCGTCAACATCGGTCATATATGGCGGGTCTGTTATAAGCAGGTCATATTGAGTATCGGATTTATATATAAACTGCATACAATCTACGGGGTAAAGAGTAGCCGTCCCTTCACCAGAGGCGTTAAACTTCTTTTCTTCTGTTCTTTTTTTGATTTTTTTCTTTACATCTTTGAGTTTCTTTTCGCCCCGTATAACCGCATTTGCTTCTTCCGGGTGTTCATCCATGAAAGCCGCAATCTTGCCGTCCCTCTTGATTGTAGCTGGTGAAACACCGTGTTCTTTGGCGAGGCGGTCGGCGGTCTTTTGCGGATTAAGGGGGTCATTTTGATCCCCTTTCTCTGGCCTGTGCGGTGCCTTCTTTGCCCTGTTATACCGTCTGCCTCTTAACAGACTCATCTGATCCGGCGTGAGGTTCCGGCGGCCTAACTGGTTTTTGTCAATCCAATCAGCGGCGGCATCCCTGTCCGGCAGATCAATGCTTATTGTCCGATATGGGATGTCGAGACGTTCACAAATCTCATAACGGTTGTGCCCGTCTAATAAAATCCCCTGCCACGTAATTAAGGCATCGCGGCAGCCTTCCGCCACGATGTTTTCTTCCAATTGTGCCTTTTCTTCCGCAGACAATGGCGGGATTAAAGCCTGAAATTCTTTGTCGAGGATAATCATTTTTCTCCCACTTTTAAATAAAATCCTTAAAGGCCACTTTTTTACCTGTGGCCTCTTCGATTTTTTTAATAGTTTCTAATTGAGGCGAAAATCTTTTGTGAATTATGTTATAGACTGTTTGCCTTGACATTCCAAGCATTTCTGCCATTTTAGCTACGGGAATGCCGTATATTCTCAGGTAAGATTTAAGTTTCATGGCTACATAATAACACAGGAAAAAAACAAAGTCAAATAATTTTTATTGTAAAAAAGACTTGACATTAAAAAAAAAAGTAGTAAAATAGGCGTCAAGAAAACATAGCAACACCCCGAAGCTCCCGGCTTCAGGTTTGGGCGACCGATAAGCGGTCATAACGCAAACGCACCCGTTAAACCGCACGAAGCCACAAGGGACGTCAGGTCAACGACGACAGATCTGAACAGTAGGGAGAACACGACCCCGGTCGCAAGGGCAAACACAGAACACGGGCGAACGGTAACATCGGATGCTTCAAGGCTGCGATTGGTAGTCAACTAAGCCGCAGATCGCCCACCAGGAGGCAACATGGAACGCTTCGTTAAGATTTCAACGATCATCGTTATCACCCTGGCCCTTGTCTTCTGCGGGCTCTATTGGTCACAGATGACGAAGGTTCGCCAGGACATCATGAGCAAGTCCGACGAGGAATACATTCTCATGGTGCTGCGGCAGAAAGCCGCCGATGACTGCGTGCTGCGGGAGATCAGGCCCGGTGTGTGGAGCTGTACGGAATTCAAGAGCGGCAAGATTTTTATGGTGCGGAGATGAACCAGCTCTCCATCGAAGACTATCTCAAAACAGCCCGTTACGAAGGCCCGGTGAACGCCGACGACTGCGCCCGGCTTGAAGGACAGACTCTGCGGCGCGGGAATCAATGGGAATATCGGCTGCAAAGGAGGGCGACATAGTGGAACTCTATCCGCACGACTGTAGTTATCTAAACACAGAATACGCACGGCAAAAGGACCTGGAGTGCTACGACATTGAGGCGCGGCAAAAAGAGAAAACCCTTGATGACGGCGAACAGGAAGGCAACGAATACAAGAAGTCTATTCCCGGTACGGCACCGGACACCAAAGGCCGACGTGTTGTATGATTCCGGCGGAGGGGGG